TCTCATCTTCGCCGAGAGCACGCTGCTTGCACTTCAAGACCTGGAGTTGGTACTCTACATTATAGGGCAGAGGTCCAGTCTTTACTCGCTTAAACTTAACATCCCAGCCAGTCTCTGGATCTGTAGGATCTCCCAGGTCTTCTGCTGCTGTAAGAATAGCTTCAAAGAGCTTCTTCTTCAGATTGATGATCTTGACTTCTCCTTGGTCAAGACACTGCATAGCGTAGCTCCAGCCACACTTTAGATCAGGATAGTACTCACGTACCCAATCCTTCTCCAGATTGTTGAATCGCTCTTCATTGCGATCAAAAGAAAGACACTCAAAAGGAATGTTCTTTCCGTTCTTACCTTCCAGCCAGTACACATACCGTGCGAGTACATCACCTACGAGACGAACTTCGTTGTCTCCGTCACGATATGAATAAGATGTAATGCTAGACTTCTTTGCGCCGCCAGCGGCTTTGTTAAATGATAGTGCCATTAGTGTAATTTCTCCTTTGGGACTTCTTCATATATGAAGTGAATAGAATCCTCTTCAAAACGAAGTAGACTGTTATCTTTAAAAAGTTCGTAATCTAGATCCACAAGATAGGGGTCCAGATCTATTTTCCCAGTACTTAAATAGTCCGAATACGGACGTAACGAAGCTAACGCAATATACTGGGCTATATCGCGATAGTCGTGTTTATATGCATTGAATAAAAGAATGTCGGGGTGAATCATAAATGATTCCCCAGTAAAAGATTTTTTACTAAATTCGAAGATAGGATCATACTTATTATTTGGAATGAGTCTATGTGTAATCATTCTAAAAATAATAAATATGGTAAAAGTATTGCCTTCGGCTACTTCGAAGATTTTATTCCAATCATATAACAACATATTATACACGCATTTGAAGTATTTGTCAAGAATTATTTTTGTACGCTATATCTCTTTAATTTTGTAGCCTTGTTTCATATAGTATCCCATACGATTAGAGGCTTGGCGAGTAGCAGTTTTACCCTTCAAGTGTATGTCTACAATTACTGGGTTTCGTTTTCCCTCTTGCTCTCGGATGACTCTTCCGATGAGCTGTGTGAGGAGGGGCTCGTTGTTGATAGGGGTACCGAGTATAAGGACAGAGAGGGAATTGACTGAAATCCCTTCACTAAATATCGCTTGAGTACCGAAAAGTATTTCTTTATTTCCATAGTTTATCTCATCAATGAGGCTCTCGCGCTCTTCATGGGGTACTTCCCCCGTTACACAAATTGCTTTTTCTCCTACTAATTGTGCACAAGTTTTAAGAAAGTGCACTCGATCTGATACTACAAGTACCTTGTGCCCTCGTGCCGCATAGTAGGATGCAAGTAACGAGACACTATGAACATATTCTTCATTGTTTGCCAGGTTATTTACCCGATTTGCCCATGGAATGTTTGCACCATCCATAAAGCGCACTTCCGAGCGATAAATATCAATACTCGGAGTCATAAAATTTTCTTTGGGAGGTTGAAAAAGTTTGCTACCAAAATAGTCTCGAAAGACTACATGCTTTCCATCTTTTCGCTCAATTGTGCCACTCAGTCCGATTTTGTATCGTGCGTGACTGCTGTCGATGATCTTCGAAAAAGTTGGTGAAGATACGTGATGCATTTCGTCCAAGATAATTGTTCCAAACATTTTTCGAATTCGATCGATGTTTCTGTATAGGGTTTGGGTATTACCAACCACAATACAAGAATCGGTATTCCAACTACCACTACCAATAATTCCAGGGGTGATTCCATATACTTTTTCTACCTCTTTTGCCCACTGATTTCGTAGTGGTACTGTATGTGTAATTACTAATGTTTTCTGTCCTAGCTTTCCTGCGATTGCAAGACCTGTAAATGTTTTTCCCCAGCTTACCCACGCATTGATGATACTGCTATCGTCGAGTTCGTCATAGACGGCTTGTTGAGACTCGCGGAGTACAAACTTAAAATCAGGAAAATCAACAGGCACCATAATCCTCTTGTCCACCATTTCATACGCATTTGGTATTAGATCTCCTCGTCCGATTGGTATAGATACCAGATTTTCGCGCACCCGCTGCAGATTCTTAATAATAATTGGAGGATCATTAGGATTCTGAGGTGCAATTTTGTACGTCAATTCCTTGGACAACTTCTCTCGAAGTTCCAAGTTTGCGTCCATATAAATACGATTACTAAGTACTGCTTTCACGGGCAACACAAACTGTGGTTATGTAAGGTTCATATACACACAGTCTTTCTCCGCCGTAAAGAGGCCATGTACATTCTTTGTCCGTTACTTGAACATCTGCCCACTGTAAACATGGCTGCAAATCGTCAGGCTCTGTTGTAATCGTACATCCTGTAAGAACATATAGTATTACTAATAGTATTACTATTATATCGAGTCTTTGACTAAGTTTCATACTTTCCTTCTTGTATCTTTAAGTTTAGTTTCTGAATAATCATATAAAATCCAAGGCCTGGCTCCGTTATGCAGAACTCCTGCGTACTGTATTTCTGGAGGTGGAGGCCTCGGTACAATAAAAGGTTTTTTAACATTTTTTAAATGTAACCTAGATACTTTTGTTAAATTATCTATTCTATCTATTTTATAATAAGACAGCTTTAGGAAATCAACTTTTTCGTATTCAAAAGGTCTTCCTTTGCTATCTATAAAATGTTTTTTACCTGATTTAATTATACCTATTAACTCATGTATTTTATACTTTATTGGATATAAATTTTTATGTGGAGTCTGTAATCTTCTTATTCCCAGATTAACTCCTTTCATATTTTTATCGTCTAATATTTTATCATCCAAAAACAATAACCCGTCCTGCCCATACCAATTACCTGACGGCAAAGCATAGACAGGAAAAGTTACTAATCGTATATCTTTATATGTGATCGCCATAAAGTTTGCTAAATTTACCCATTGAGTAATCTTCACCTATATCAAAATCACATCCTACAGGTGCTCCGGAAATATAAATACCTCTATCTTTTTGTACAAATTTTTGTAGCATTTCACAATAAAAGTCTACTTCGTCATCAGGAACCTCTGCCAAGATTGAATCATGCACAAGAGCAAAGATTTTTGACTTCATTTTCTGTGACTTAATAAACTCTCCCATATCTATGGCACCAAGTAAGTTAATATCACTAGCAGAAGACTGAACCAAAAAATTAAGACCAGACCTAACGCTGTGACTTCTGATGCCTTGATCGGTACTTTTAACATTTGGTAGTCTCCTCTTGCGTCCAAAATGACTGTAAGTGAAGCCATTTGCTAAAATAAATTTTTGGTTCTTTTCTATCCATGCTTTTAACTTATGAAACGCCGCAAAATAGTCATTGATAACTTCTGCTGCTTCGTTCTTGGAAAAGTATTTTCCACTATCTTTTGTTACTTGTTCACTAATTTTTGAAGGGCCCGCACCATACATAATACCAAAAGTAACTGCTTTTGCTGCCTGTCTTCGATCAGCATATAGTTCTGCCACCTCTTCTACTTCACACGGCAATCTAAATACTTTGTGAGCAATCGTACTATGAAAGTTTCCTCCGCTACGGAATACATCCATAAGTGCTTCGTCTTTTGCTAGTACTGCCGCTACATATACTTCCGCTGTGGTCAAATCCATAGCAACAATTTTATGGCCCGGGGGAGCCTTGATACATCCTTTTACAGTAGGATTATCACGAGGCAACTGCTGCATATTTAACTTACCAGAAGAACTGAGCCTGCCACTAGTAGTACCATGAAGATTAAAACCTGTACGAAGGTGAGAATCTCTATCCAGTTGAGGTATGATCTTATCAAGATAAGTATTTTTGATTTTAGATTTTTGTCGTATGTCCAAGATGAGTTGCGGTACAGGTGATTGAAGGCTAAGTTCCTTGAGGACTTCCGCATCCGTAGAATCTGCGCCCGTTCCAGTTTTCTTTCCAGTCGGTTGTAAGCCCAAGTAGTCAAACAGTAAGCTACGCAACTGAACAGTAGAATTAGGATTAAAAGATTTTCCATTTAATTCTTCAAACCTCCGTATCTTATCATTTTCATAAAGTGTGGAGATCGCGGTATCAATATCAGTTTGCATAGCTTCTTGGGCTACTAACAATCTTGTTCTATCAAACGGCACTCCATTATCTTGTGTATCAATAAGGAAACGAGTGCCAGGAATTAATATTTCATCATACACTCTTTTTAATTTTGCATTTGATTTTACAACTAATAACTTTTCATAAAGTAAAAAAGTTACTACAGCGTCCATTGCTGCATAAGTTTTCATTACTTCAAAGGGAATACTATCCCAAGTAAACTGATCTTTTAAAACTCCATGTTCTTTTCTATAGCGATCAATCCACTCATACATTGGCTTTTCATAGTCTCCATATGGAGTATGTTTGATGGCAAGCTGCTTTAGTCCATGACCTCCTGGGTTTTCATCAACAAGATAATGTAGCAACATAGTGTCTTCAAACTGAGGAAACTTAAAATGAAAGTGATACTCAAAGAATGCCATATCAAACTTGGCATTGTGAAATACTACAGTTTTTTCGTTAAATAAAGTTTGTAAAAGTGACTCAGTGCTGTCATCAAAGCAGTCGGTATCAATATAAGCCCCACACTTGCCATTATAGCTAAGACTAATACCCAGCATATAGCCATCTCTAGGATATAGCCCAGTTGTCTCAGAGTCAAGAGCAACATATGGGCATGGGTCTTTGATGGCACAACGAATAAATTCATTTGCTTTCTCCGTGTCTTGTATACCAAAGGCGATAGTATCATCAATAATTATTTCTTCCATCTCGCCAGAGATATATCCATGTATACTTTCTACACTTTCATCCCACGCTTTTTTAGCTTCAGGTTTAAAAGCTAACATAGCTGGACTAATAACTGGCAAAAACTTTTTATCTACTTTTTTGCCAGAATAATCTGTTACAGAACTTACACTGGTAAAATGCTTTACAGGCTCTGAGCCTACGAGCACAAGCCAATCATAATCTTCTATATCTATTTCAATATCTGTGTGTTTCTTTAGTATCCTCTTTATAGAGGGATCGGAGCACAGATGAAACCGATCGAAATCAAAATCAAAATATTTTTCATAATTGATTTTGCTAGGTTGCTTTTCAACTATTGCTACCTTAGCCATATAATTTATCCTTTAGTTTAGTTACTTGATCCAGAGTTAGTGCTCCAGCATCAATATGTTTATTACCAAAAGCTATATTTCTTGTAGCCAAATCTACTTCTTCACAGAGTAATTTTATTTGCTCTGCACCTTTTTGGCCCGCTTCATCATTATCTAAAAATATATCTATTCTTTCTATTCCTTGTACAGATAAAACTTGTAACTTTTCAACTGTTACACTTTTAACTCCAAAGCAACACACTGCATTTGTGAGTCCTTTATCATGTAAATTTATTACATCAAATATTCCCTCAACAAGAACTATACTGCTTTGAATAGGCTCTACCACAGGAAATAAGGGTAGCTTAGCTCCTGGAGGACTAAATAAATACTTTGGTGTTTGGTTTGTTTGTGTACGAGATTGGAATGCAATTATTCTTCCTGATCTATCTCGAATAGGAAAACATATTCTACCTGTAAAATCTTTGCCCGCATGAATAAAAGCATCAAAATCTTTATAAGTATCTGGACGAATATCTCTCCAGTTTCCTACATAGGGCATATACCCTTCCGGCATGGCTAGTCCGATACTCTCTGATCTTTTTTCTTCTATTTTCTTTTTCAAAAATTGTCTCTTCAATTCCATTCTGTCTGCTTTTTCTCCAAAATGTTTAAAGATGCTACCTTTAAACTCGCAAGAAAAACAGTTAAAAATGCCAGTAATTTGATCTATTCTCATACTGGGATTTCTGTCATCATGTTCTGGATTTAAACATTTAACAACAAAATCTTTACCTCTTGGAAGGTATTCAATACTTTTTGATTTTAATAAGTCTTCTACGTTCATTAGCAGTCCGGATCAAAAGATGCCCACTCATCTATTTCTGTAGGCTCATCATAATCATCATCAATACTACAAAGCCAGGGCCCGCTATCGGGCGCTTCATACCACCAATCTTCTTCATATGCATTGGGGCAGTGAGAGGGCATTGTATATCCGTCTCCTTCCATATGCTCTCCACAGTTGGGGCATATCTCTGGAGTTTGGTGGTGCCATAGTGCGTCGTGCATATTAGTTTTCTCCCAGCCAAATAAGTGCCATAGTACGTATTCCAGCACTATCTTCTCATTCTTGCAATATCTTTCATTTCTTCTTCGTTGATAACTGGTACCGCATTGGATTTGTGCATTGTACTGATACCTCTGACGAGGGTTCCCGTATAACGTGGGCTTTCCACGCGAGGGGCAACTCCAGCTGTATCGGGACATGAGGGGTACTCAGGCACACTCCGGCGGAAACTAGCTCGCTTAGGGACATGAATATTCCCTCCCGTGCTAGTCTTAGTTTTTCGCGCATAACTACGCTTCTTTCTTCCCGTGACATCATAGCGTAACGATCCATATATCATCCCCATAAATAAAAACTCCCGTGATTGAAGTATATATTATACAGCAAATCAACGGGAGTGTCAAGGAATATTTTTATCAGAGGTCGTGAATGTCTTCGTCAGATTTTTCTGCAGCGGCATCTCTTTCTTTCGGAGTCAATGCTGTATCGGGTCCTATCTTTAGAGTCTCCCAATCCATCGTAGAAGTAAAGTTCTTCATGTGTGCTGAACGCATTTTTGTACAGTTAAAAGTGATACATTCACCTTCTTGATCCCAAGTTTCAAGAGTATAAGCAGCATCTGCTGCATCAAGTATACCCTTTGCAAACCTGGCTTCCCCTGTAGCATCTATCTGATACGGAGATACTACGGTACAATCATACTCTTGCGCCATTGATTTCAAAGCTTTACTTACTTCAATCTGCTCCGTCCAGTCGTACTGTCCACCTCTTGCAGGAATATGAGATCGTTTTACTTGGTTGATATAATCAACTATGATAACACCCGCGTTGATTCTGCCAACTTTCTTATCTAACTCTGCCCTTATTTTAGCCAAAGTCAAACTTGGATCATAAACTACATCGAGCTGTTGAGTCGGGAGAAGCTCATGCTCAGATGTTAGTTTATGATGAAAGTCGCTGTAATCTCGCTTGGTACTTTCAAGGTATTCTTTATATCTTTCCTGACCGTTTACAAAACGAGCAGCTTGCCATTGTGCCATTCTCTCGAACTCCAGGTTTGTTAAGTTACCCGAAGTAATTCTAGCTTGAGGTATACCAGTGGCGATCGCACAACATCTTTGTAAGATGGAGCGACTATCCATTTCTATTGTAAAATAAATAGCTGAACGGCCAGACTGATAAACGTTGTTAGCAATATTTGCACAGGTAATAGACTTACCTTGCCCTCTCTTACCTCCAATAAGGACTAAGTCTTTTGGACTGAACATAATATCGGTATCATATTCAAAGTTTAGACCAAGCCCCATAAGTTTGTCTCGCTCTTCTTTTGGAGCTAACAAACTGATACGTTGCATACTCTCTTGTGGAATCTCAAGATCAACTTTATCTTCCACGTCGAGAACTATTTGATGTAACTCCTCTATAGACTCTTGTGCACTAGCAAAGAGAACTGAGTTATCTAAATAATTATCGAGAGAGTTTAATATCTCTTTCTGTGTGTACTCATTTTTTAGATACTCGAGCAAAGTATTTGGGTCAATATCCACTTCAATGGCTTCAACCGCAAATACTTTATCTCGGGTAGCCGCATGACGAATACCAAGTTTGAGATCATCGAACGAAGGGAAGTCATGATAGTTCTCACAATGTTTATCAATATGCTCATAAAGCAGATGATACTCACTGGGCAAGTACTCTTTACGCAAGTATGTCCACGTCTCAAAGTCACGCAGAGAGATACATTGCTTAATTAAAGCACTAGAGATATTCAATCGTTCCCCCGAACAGAAAAAAGCCGGCCCTCATGGGAGAGCCAGCTTGCCTACATCAAAATAAATTACTGAGCAGCTTTGGCGGCTTTTGCAGCGCCATCGTAGTCAGCAGCAGTCAAACCGCGGCGAGTAAGCATAGTCTTAACGCCACGAGCAGTCTTGCCAATAGCTTCAGCAATGGCCTCAACGGTCATTCCAGAAACATCAAGGTCAGCAAGAGGATCTGCATTAGAAGAGCCCTTTGTGGTTTCTTGACGAGGGATAGCATCAATATCACCAGATCGAAGCAGGCTCAAAGCCTTACCACGAATGCTGTTTACTGAGCGGCCCAAGGCGTCAGCGATTTGCTCAACAAATGCGCCGTTTTGAACCATCTGAATGAAAGTAGCTTCCTCTTCAGTTGAGTAGGTGCGAACACTCTCAGCTTTGGGAGCAGGCTTGACATGGTCAGTCAGCTCCATGCTCAGGATCTTGCCCTGAATAGACTTAGCAGAGAATGCTCCGCCTTCGAAATGCTCAGCGATTTGAGCATAAGTGTACTGACCAGAGTTGTCAGTAACAAAGGCGGCGAGGGTGGCTTCTTGCGACTCGCTGAAAGACTTTCCAGAAGCTGCAGAAGCAAGCTCTACTTCGAAACCCATCTTTCGCAGCTTGCTAGAGATAGAACGAGTAGAAGTTTCAAGCTGATCTGCTGCTTCTGCAACAGTAGCTTGAGATACGGGGCTTTCGCCTCCGACAAAAGTTGTGAGCGCTTCAGTACGCTCATCAGTCCACTTGGGAAGTGCCATATTTTTTCTCCAAATAGGATTGTAAATCCGTGATTATTTCAATACCAGATTCTCTGGCCTGTTTAGTTTTTGCCGATTCAATACCGCTTTCATTTACGAGAATCGTTACATCTTTTGTTAGACTTGACTTTACTATATAGCCAAGACTAGTGAGTACTGTGCCTGCTTGAGCCTTAGTCTTAAAACTCTTAAGCTTTCCGGTTATGCAGACAACACCCCTATCCATTTCTACAGGTAATACACCTGGGGGTGTAAACTTCATGTCAAATGGAAGACAACCATCATAAAAACAATAGAACTCTTCATCTAACCAGTTGCACAGATTCTCGGTTGCTTTTGGGCCTAATCCGGCACGCTCACAAGTGTCTGGTGTAATTTCAGTAATCGATCGCACAGTCTCAGACAGCTTCTTCGTTGCCGTTTTTCCGATCAGTGGAATACCAAAAGCAGGTAATACCAAGTCAAGAGGAGCCGAGGTAGAGTTTTG